GCTTGACCTCGGGTGCCACGCTGACCTTCGAGCGATACTTCACATACAGCTCTTCGAATACACCATCGTAGTCATCCACATTTTCCATCACACTCTCAGACCAACCATCGAGTTGAATCTCAAATGGGTTGTACCTCTTGTTGAGGAATTCGAGGCCAGTCACACAGGCGATGAGCATACGCCTCGAAAAGCGAATAGACTGCTCTACGTCAATGCTGTAGGTAATACGCTTCACCTCTGACCTGAGTTCTTCTATATTAGAGTACGCATTCAGGCGCTTATTGACAGCGAAACCTTTCTTCTCCAGGCGTCCGAGTTTATTGATGAGATCCGCCTTTTCTTCATCGATGGAGGTGTACCCCTTCGAAGGTTGTTCCTCCGCTTGCATACTCGGTCCAGGACCCATAGGTTCGTCATCGTAATACTCCTCACCGTAATCTACCTCTTCTTCCTCTTGGGAAGGCTGTTGGGGAGCTGATTGTTTGTTGGGATTCACGAAAGCATCCATCGCCTCCTGATGCTGCTGGGGTTGGGGTCGACGCATCGGCTGACTGGGGCGAGGCACCGGCTTTGGTCGGGGAACCGATATCTCAATTTCATCCATGAGTGCCTGCTCATCGGCGTCTAATTTCATAACGGTCGTATTTCCTCGGTCGAGTACGATTTCTTCGTCCATCTACTCTCTAATTGGAAACTAAAAAAATATCTTTAACGCGCTTTAGAAAAAATATACATACATAGTAAATGTTCAACCTTAACAAGGCGAATCGCAATGCCCTCATGTCCATCGGTGTTCTGTTCGTCATCATCGTCCTTCTCATGGCGACCCGTGAGTCGTATCAACCCAGGCCGATTATGATTACCCCCATTCGCGAGGGTTCCATCTTCGATCTCGAAAACAAGGTCGAGTGCACCCCCGGTCGCAAGGATGGTAGCGCGTACACCAAGGCTCTCACCCCCGGTGGTCTCTGTGGTGCCCAAAACCTCGTCTCGGATCTTGCGAGCTATGAGATTTCGGAGGGAATCGGTGGATCTTTAATCTAAGCTAAATATAAATGGCTCTCATCACTTCTCCGACTGAGACTATTCCGGATCTCAACTATGAGTATCACACCGTGACGGTCGATTCCATCGGACAAAGTAACGCAAACGTCTTCACGTGTTATCTTCAGCAGCCTCTCAAGAATATTGTTCAGGCGAGGCTTCTCGCGGCCCGTGTCCACACGACCGTCGCCACAGAGCACTGCTACATTTCCATTAAAGAACTCGATTCCATCTTTTCCGATCGTGCCTCAAATGTATATGAGGGTCAGTCTTCACTCAGTATGCTTCGTGGGTCTTTCGCGAGTGTTCTTTCCGATGGCGCGGCGACCATATCTTTCAAGGATAACTACAATATCGCCACACAATACATCGACCCCATTCGTCGTCTCGATCGTCTCACCGTAACCATTCGTGACCAAGACGGAAACCCGGTCGTACCCCCGAGTCCCGCGAAGGATAATTTCTTAGTTCTTCGATTCGTGTGTAGAAAACCTAATTTGTAATTTTCTTTAGTTAAAGTAGTATACCATGTCTGCTGGTATTGTTCAATTGATCGCTATAGGTGCCCAGGATGAATACATCGTGGGTAATCCTGAAATATCGTTCTTTAGTTCAACATTCAAAAGACATGCTAATTTTTCACAATCCGTTGAAAAACAGACGATCCACGGAGCGGTGAAAAACAATTCGATGTCCAGCGTTCAATTTGAGCGATCTGGAGACCTTCTCAGCTACGTCTATTTTACTATAGATGACACCACAAAAGCCCTCGACGTGCAACGTTGGGACACAATCATAGATAAAGTGGAATTATACTTAGGCGGATCTCTCGTGGACAGTCAAGATGCCATCTTCACTGAAAAGATTGCCATAGACACGTTCGCCCAAAATGTTTCGAGAAGTGCGAACGGAACCCATCCAGGTGTGAGTGCACGGTCGTTCTTTTACCCTTTGAGATTCTTTTTTTGTGAAGGTCCTCAATGTGCCTTACCTTTGGTCGCGTTAAACTATCATAACGTGGAAATACGTATTCACTGGGCGAGTACTGCGTCGAATTATAACGTAGAGTGTCACGCGAACTATTATTATTTGGACAACGAGGAACGTGGTCAGATTGCTTCTCGCACACATAATATGTTGATCACACAGGTTCAAAAGAATATTGCGAGTGGAACGATTGTTCAAGATCTCACATTCAATCATCCGGTGAAGTACTTGGCATCCTCGGATACGACGACGAATGGAGCGCTCACTTCACCGAGCAACAAAGTAAAACTT